TGTTACTGTTATACCTACAGGCGTTTCTGCAAGCACAACTATTGGTAATGTAAGTGTAGATGGTGTATTTAATATCATCGTGGCTCCAGCTGGAGTAAATGCTACTATAACAATAGGTACTTTTTCTGTAGCTACTCAAGGTAACGAACTTGTTGTTACAAGTGGCGTTGCTGCTACTGGTGTAATTGGAACTCCAGCTACTAATTTTGATTCTGTTATTACACCTACAGGTCAAACAGCTACTGGAGAAATAGGAACAGTTGCTGTTAATACAAGCACAATAGCTACTCCTCGTGGCAATGAAACATTTACTATTACTGTATATAACGATGGTTCTGGCGGTGGTAATAAATATTATGCTAATGGTCAAAAACAAAGTCTTTATACGGCCCTACACAAAGGTTTTACTTACAAGTTTGATCAATCAGACTCAAGTAATGCAACACATCCTTTAAGATTTAGTACTTCACAAGATGGTTCTGATTACACTGATGGCGTTACAGTCGTAGGAACACCAGGTCAGGCTGGAGCTTACACACAAATTGTAGTAGCTGAGAATGCACCATCAACATTGTATGTAAAATGTTCTAACCATAGCGGGATGGGCTTTGCTCTTTCTATTGAAGCAAACGTAAATCTCTTAATGACATTGAGCGATGGAACTGTTACGGTATCAGCAGGAGTAACAATAATTCCTACGGGATTAACGTCTCAAGGTTTAATTGGTCAAATAACCGTAGGTTTAGGTGCCGATGTATTCCCTACTGGAGTGAGTGTAACTGGGTCAATTGGAGATATACTTCTCTGGCAAGAAGTTAATACTAGCCAAGACCCTAATTGGACAAGGATTGCTGCATAATGGCTACATTTAGTAATTTAGGAATAAAATTAATTCAAACAGGTGAAGAGTCTGGTACATGGGGTACAAGTACAAACACTAATTTTGATATTGTAGATCAAGCTATAGGCGGATATGTAAGTCATGCAATGTCTGATTCTAATTTAACTTTTAGTATTTCTGATGGAGCTACATCAGATGCTAGAAATAAAATTGTTAATTTTACAGGAACTTTAACAGCTAACAGAACAATAACTTTTTCTCCTTCTGATTTAGAAAAAAATTGGTATGTAAAAAATTCTACTACTGGCGGTTATTCTCTTACTTTTAAACAAGGATCTGGTGGAACTACAGTTACTGTTCCTAACGGAATAAGTGCTATTATATATACTGATGGTGCAGGAACAACTAACGGTAATGTTGTAAACGGTATTGGAACTCTTTTAACAAAAGGAATTATACCTGATACAGATGACACACACGATATAGGAACATCTACTCTTAAATTTAAAGATATTTATATTGATGGAATTGCTTATTTAGATCAAGCAGATATTAACGCAGGAACAATTGATGGTGTTAGTATAGGAAGTAACGCACCTGCTACTAATTTAACAGTAGATCTTGTAAATATTGATGGAAATAATATTAAAGCTACTTCAAATCAATTAGCATTTATAACAGGCGGTACAGCTGAAAGAATACGAATAGACGCTTCTGGTAATATTTTTTATGGAGCTAGAACTACTACAAATGCAATAACTAATGCTACTTCTTATTTAGATACAAATACTACCCTTCAAAGTTATCAAGGTACTGGTATACCACATATGCAATTTTTAAACGGAGCTACAACTGTAGGCTCTGTAACTAATAATGGAACTGCTGCAAGTTTTAATACTACCTCAGATTATCGAGTAAAAGATAAACTAGGTGAAATAGATGATGCAGTTGCAAGAGTTCTAGAATTAGAACCTCTTCTTTATTCTTTTATAGGAAGTGAAGAAGTTAATGAAGGTTTTATAGCTCATGAAGTTCAAGCTATAGTTCCTAATGCAGTCACAGGTGATAAGGACGCTGTTGATCCAAAAACAGACGCACCAATCCTACAGCAATTAGATTTATCTAAGCTGGTTCCTTTACTTACTCAAGCTTTGAAAGAAGCAATTTGGAAAATCGATGATTTACAAGAGAAAGTGGAAGAATTACAAGATGCCGTTAGCGAAATTTAATTTCCGACCAGGAATAAATAAAGAAACAACAGATTATACAGACGAGGGTGGCTGGACAGATGGCAACCTTGTTCGTTTTCAATCAGGTCTTGCTCAAAAAATAGGTGGTTGGGAAAAGTACTCTCAAAATTCTTTCTTAGGAAGTTGCCGAACATTGTTTGAATGGTCTGACTTTAATGGTAATCAATATTTAGGTGTAGGAACTAATCGTAAATTTTATGTTCTTTCTCAAAGTGTTTTTTATGACATAACACCATTACGATCCACAGTATCAGCTACAGATATAATGACTACTAATGGTACTACTTCTGTTAGATTTACAGTTACTAGTCATGGTTGTGCTACAGGAGATTTTGTAACTATCTCTGGATTGTCAGCTCCTGTTAATGGTATTCCAATAGCAGAAATAAATGCAAATCATCCTGTTGCTGTTATTGATACTAATAATTTTGATATAACTGTTGCTACTCAAGCCAGTGGATCTACGTCCAATACTGGCGGTACCTTAACATTTGCTTTTGAAATACCTGTTGGTGAAGATTTACAAAATCTTTTAGGTGGTTGGGGTTCTAGTAGTTGGAATGCTGGATCTTGGGGTTTTGGTGCAACCGGAACTTTTAGACTTTGGAATCAAGATAATTATGGTGAAGACCTTATTATGAACTACAGAGGTGGTAGTATTTATAAATGGGACGAAAGTGCTGGAACTAGCTCTCGTGCTACAGATATAACTGCTGATGCTGGAGCTATATTAGCTCCAACAAAAGCAAATCAAGTCATTGTTTCTGAAAGAGACGGTCACGTTATAGCATTAGGTGTTGATCCTATTTCTGGTGCATCCAGAACAGGAACAATAGACCCAATGATAATAGCAATTTCTAATCAAAACAGTGCAGTTGACTGGCAGATAAGAACAGACGGAACATCTACAGCTGATCAAATTGAATTAAATCTAGGTTCCGAAATTATTGGCGGGCTACAGACTCGTCAGGAAATACTAGTATGGACCGATATCGCACTGTTTTCATTGCGATTCGTAGGGGGACCCCTACCCTTTACCACTTCTCTCCTCGCTAGGGGTCCCTCGATACTTGGTCCAAATGCAGCAGTCAATGGAGCTGATGCAACATTTTGGATGGATAAGTCAAACTTTTATGTTTACACAGGTTCTGTAAACGCTCTTCCTTGTACTGTTAAAGAGTATGTCTTTAGTGACATTAATTACGATGAAAGATATAAGATTTTTGGTTTTTCTAATCAAACATTTGACGAAGTGGGTTGGTATTATCCTTCTGCTGGTTCTAACGAAATTGATCGCTATGTGACTTATAACTATGTTCAAAGAACTTGGTCTATTGGAAAAATGGAAAGAACAGCATGGATTGATTATGGTATCTACCAAAAACCAAGAGCAGCTGGTGGTACTTCTCCAGGATATATTTACGCTCATGAAGTAGGTTATGATGATGACGGATCTCCAATGGATGGAGTCTCTATTCAATCAGGTGATATTGACCTTGGAGATGGTGAACAATTTGCATTTGTCAGTAGAGTTATACCAGACTTTAAATTTATAGGAACAGACTTAGCTGGTTTGCAAACTGTTGATTTACTTGTACAAATGCGTGATGCACCGGGCGGTACTTTAGTTACTGACGCTACAGTTCCTGTTAACTCTACAACTCAAGTAGAAAACATTAGAGGTAGAGGAAGACAGTTTTCTGTAAAAATTTCTAGCTATAATGATGGAAGTAATAACAATGCTAATCGTCTTGGAGTTGGCTGGAGATTAGGCTCTACAAGGCTAGATGTTAAACCAGATGGGAGGCAATAATGCCACGGTATGACATTAGACAGGCCTTCTCATCTCTACCTCGTTTTACTGAAGGCGACATAGATGCTGACAAATTAAACAGAATGGTGCGTACATTAGAACAAAACCTTTTTCAATTGGATTTAAATGTGGTACCTTCTTACACAACTATTGAAAGAAATGGTAGAAAATTTAGTCCGGGTGGTCTAATATTTAATACAACAGTAGACGTACACCAAGCGTATGACGGAAATGCTTGGAGAAATTTATACTTACCTGTGGTTTATCCGACAGGTGTGAGTTCAACAAGTTCCATAGGAACAGTAACAGTGGTGACATCGTAATGGTAGTAAGTTTAGCAGCAAGATTAGCAGCAACAGCAGGAAAAGCAGGTTTAGCAGGCTTAGGAGGTCTAAGAGCAGCAAGACCACTCGCAGGAAAAGCAGGATCAGCTGCTCTCAATCTTTTAAAAGGTGCTGGAAATCAAGGATCTAGATTTCTTAAAGGTGCAAAACAACCAGCTGGGTCAGTTGGAAGACCATTAACTGGACCATCAGCTGAAATTGGAAGAAAAGCAGCATCAGCCGCTGGAAGTCTTGGTCAAGTAGGTAAAGCCGTAGCTGATGACATAGCAAGCATTACACGATCAGTATTGCAAAGTGCAGGAAAATCTGTAGGAAAATCTAATACAGCGGCTCAAGCGGCAGCAGTTCAAAAAGCTATTATAACAAAATATCCTGGTGCGGGTGAAGTTGCAGCTAAAGTAGCAGCTCGTGTAAGATCAGGTAAAACAACTTTAGCTGGTTTAGATATTACCGGAGTTTTAAGATCTAGTCCTGCTTTTTTACAAACTTTAGGATCTAGTACTAAATCAGGTATACAAACACTTGCTACTAGTCCTATGGCTCAAAAAATTGCTGGTAGTCGAATAGGTCAAGGATCTAAAAATTTATTTAATAAAGCTAATGTAGCTACAAACCCAGCTACTGCAAACCCAGCAGCCGATGCTGCTTTTGGTTCTGTTCTATCACAAGGTCGTAATATAGGTTCTCAAATTGGATCAGGTTTAAAAAATCAATATGGTAAATTAACACAGGGAATTGGAAATTTAAGAAACCCCAATACATTAGAGAACGTTAGTAAAAATTTAAGAACTCATATGCCAACTGGTTATGCTCCTATTCCTGCAGGTTTAAGAACTCATATGCCAGTTGGTTCTGGAGGTATTCCTACAAATTTAAGAACTCATATGCCACGTGGTTACGGAGGTATTCCTGCTCAACTTCCTAAAGGACCTTATACAGGACCTAAATCTGTATTTAATACTACATCTGGTTCTACACAATTACCTTATAGTAACACTATGAGATCATATTTAGATGGACGAGGTAAAGGTTTTGAAAACCTATATACATCAGAAACTATGGCTAAGTTAGGAATACCCGCTGCTGAAACTGGAGGATTAGCAAGTTTGCTAGGCAGAATTCCAGGAGCTGGTTTGTTTACTGGTAAAAGAGCTGTTAAGGGTGTTCCAACATATGGAGTAAAAGATTTTATTCCTAGCGTAGGTGGAACTTTAGGAGCAGCCGGAAGAGCAGCAAAAGGTGTAGGTAGTTTCAGTATGAAACATCCATTCATTGCTGGTGGACTAGGAACAGCTGGCGTAATGTATGGCCCAGACGCTTACGATGCAGCTACAACAGCTATGTTTGGTAGATCTCCAGAAGAACAATTAAGGCAGGGTGTAGGTTCTCTAATGGGAACAGAAGAAAACAGAAGAAGAAGCCTTGGTGATTTAGGTGCTTTATATGCACAAGGAGAATTAGGAAATGCTATTGGAACTCCGGGTGCTAGAAATTTATCTCAGCAACAAATGAGACAATATCTTGGTGGTTCTATTTTTGGTGATGAAGGTTATGCTAACATACCAATGAGAGGCGGAGAAGGAATGTTTGGTGGAGAAGGTTCTCCTACTATGGCTGGCGATATATTTAATAATCCTGCTAGAGAAAGTATTATGAGAGCATTTGGTACACAAATGAATGACGAAGAAATAATGGAAAAATATGCAGAGATATTAGATAAACAAAGAAAAGAAAAATCTCTTGATGCAGAAGATCTTCAATTTCTCATGATGCTCGAAGCTTTGTCTAAACCAACAAACTTACCCACAGATCAGTTTAGAAGAAATCAAGGCTTTGAAACACAAAGAGCTTACAACGATGTCCAAAATCAACTAGGCGGACAATTTGAAGTAATAGACTATAACGAACTTTACCCAACTTATGCTCAACCACAAACAACAATTAACGCAATGGCTAATGGTGGTGAAGTAGCAAGAAGAGTTCCAGACGTTTCTTTTTCTAGATATGCACAAGGTGGAGTTGCTAATTTAATGAATGGTGGAGCAGCTAACGGTCCCGGAACAGGAACAAGTGATTCTATTCCTGCAATGCTTTCTGATGGTGAATTTGTAATGACAGCCGACGCTGTAAGGGAAATGGGAAACGGTGATAGAAAAGACGGTGTAAGAAAAATGTATGATTTAATGAATAATTTGGAGGGAAAATAATGACAACTCCAGTTGATCAAAGTCAATACACATTTGCAGGAACCCTTCCTAGCGTAACAGATGCTACTTACGGAGGAAACACTCAATATAATTTAGCAGATCCATACATAAGAGCTTTAACAGAATTTTTATTTAATCAAGGTTATGCGTTTTCTTCAAAAGCCCCTCCTTTAGAAGCTATTACAACTCAAGTAGCTCCTTTTAATCCACTAGAACAACGTGCTCTTGACATGACAGCACAAAATGTTGGTTCTTACGGACCTTATTTTCAAAGAGGAATGGAAGCTTATGAAGGTGCTCTTCCTTTTTTAGGAGAAGGTTCTTCTGTTATGAGGGATGCTTATCCTCTTTACTCTGAAGGTATTGGCGGTTTACGAGATGCAGCTATGTTGGCTCGTAGTGGTTTAGCCCCAACAGAACGTGGCATATATGAAGGCATGAACATGCTACAAGCTGGTCTTGGTTCTTTTGACACAGACGCTGCTAAAGCTTATATGAATCCTTACATGGAAGCTGTTATAGAAGATCAATTAGAAGACGTTGATGAATTCTATAATAACAAAATAACTGAATTAAATTTAAATGCTGCAAACTCAGGTCTTAGAGGTTCTACACGACTTGGTATGATTGAAATGGAAATGGAAGAACAAAGACAAGAACAAAGACAAAAACTTATAAATCAAGGTTTAGCCTCTTCTTATGGTCAAGCACAAAACCAATTTAACTTAGAGCAAGGAGCTTTAAGACAAGCTGGGCCAACTATGGCTAGTTTAGGTCAAGGTTTTGGTCAAGCTCGTTCTGGACTTGCTGGCCTTCTTTCTCAACTATCAACAGGCATATCTTCTGGGGGACAAAACTTTGCACAACTAGGAACTGGTTTAGCAGGATTTGCACCAGCTATGCAAAGTATAGGTTCTGGCTTCATAGGAGCCGGAGGAACTTTACAAGGAATGCAAGGAGCTGATGCTTCTGCTTTAGCTAATGCTGGTCGAACAGCTAGAGGTTATGAGCAATCTTTATATGATACACAAAGACAAAATGCTTATAGTATTTATATGGATCCATATAACAGAACAAGTTATCAACTAGGACTTGCTCAAGGTATACCAAGCAATCAAATGATGATGAATCAATCTCAAGGAAATGTTGCTAGCCCAATGCAAACTACATTGTCTGGATATGCTCCTTATGTAAATCCAT